TACCAGATTATCAGGGCTGTCCAATATGGCGGGAGGATTCGGAAACAACGTCTGATATAAAACCGTTTCCAGTTAGCATTATAAGTATTCTCTTTGACAATGGGATAGAAAAGACAGAATCCGCTAAGAGCAAAGAACATAGATACTCCAGCATATCCATGAGCGAATAGGGGCGATAGGTCTAAGCCTAAGATATGCCAATGGGGAGAGCCGGTTCTACTCCACATGTGAAGCAAAGTAACCATAATTATTGCTATTGCTCTTAATCCGTCAATAGCAGCGAACCGATTCTGTTTCAATTTATCTTCCTCCGATAAGAGTTTAGCACTTTTTTTGTATAAGTCAAGCAGTAGATAAAAAATAATTCGCAGGAGAAAAGCAGAATGACACCGACCGAACTTGAGAGATTAGCGAGCATAGAAACATTGTTAGGTGAGATGAATAAGACGATTGATGCAATTAAAGATCAACAGCGTTGTTACACTCATTCAGAACAGATAAATGGTATGAGAAAAAGCATGACTGGACTTTGGGCGTTAAACATATCTGTTGGGTCATTGTTTATTGGTGGGTTAATTAAGTTGTTATTTTTCACTTGATAGAAAGGAGGGAATTCTTATGAGCAATTCATTAATTGCAGCATTAAAAACATTCGGAAAATATGCCTTCTGGACGTTGGTTGTAATTGCTGTGGATTGGATAGGTAAAAATCTTGGACTATTCAACATGCCGGACATCTACGTTCCATTAATCGCGGCTATTCTAAAATCAATAGCGACATTCGCTGCAACTCAGCAACAAACAAATCAATAAGGAGAAAGAAAATGAAAAAGGCTTTTGTTTTGATCGTGGTTTTAATCATGCTGGCAATTGTGCCGGTTTACGCGCAGTCAAATCCGCTTGAGATGCTTCTTGAGAGCGGAAGTGCATCTTTGGTCTATGCTCAGAGCATAGGACAGAGTAACGGGACTGCCGTTATCAAGCTAAGCGGAGAAGTGGCAACACTTAAACTGAAGGGTACGGTATTGCCGTTGAACATCGACCTATTGGGAATAGCATCTGATATTTCAGTAGGTATTGGATTCAGCACAGAGGTAGGAAAGTTCAACCGGATTGTACTCGGTGTTGGATATTTGCCCTGTGGCTACAAATGGAGCTTTTATGCAGGTTATAGGATTCTGTAGTCCATTTTAGGGCTACTCGCAACAGATTTCAATGCTAGGGGTCGTAAATGGCCTATTAGAGAGTTGATTAGATGGACAGACTACCGCTTGAAAATAGAATTAAAAGACTTGAACGGGCGGTGGTCTGTCTATCACGCAACATGGGAATGTGTAACATTGAATGTAGAGAAGCATTGAATGAGATAGTGGAGGAAATAGACAATGAGCAAGTTGGAACGGGCGATAGGGGAACTGAAGAAGTGGCAGAAGGCTAATTATAAACATCGTGCTGGTAGATGCCTTGAAGCTATTAGATATGTAGGGATTGTATTAGGTTATAAATTGCCGCCTTCTCTCGGAAAGCCGAACAATACAGCACTATTCAATTTTAGCGTACTGGTTAAGCATCCTGCCGATTGGGGATGGGTTCAGGTACATAATCCTGATTTGCCCGATACCTATTTAGCTTATTGGGGTGACTGTGGAAAGTTGAAAGACGGACGGACGGCAGGGCATGTGGGGATCGTCCACAACGGAATAATTTATTCTAATTCCACCATTAAAATATCTAAGTTCTGGAATGACCGATTAAAAGGCGCGTTCATTTTGAGGGAGGACTGAAAATGAAATATCAGTTTAAAACCACACTTCAGGGTGTAGAAATTGACGAAACGATTGAGGGTGAAACTCCTGAGGAAATTATTCGGCTTCTTAGAGAAAAATTATCGGATAGAGTCTTGAAGAGGGGATTCTTCAGGTTCAGAGTAGGCAATATTATTAAGGGCTTAGACCCGCGAAAGAAAAACGCCTGGTCGGATATTATCTTCTTCGCACAGGTAACTAAATACTACAATGAGCATGCAAAACAGTTCCCTTGTGCAGTACAAAATGTTGAATGTCCTTCAACTTGTAAGGAATTCTTACAGGTTGCCGAAAAGCTAGGAATGGCGGTGAAATTATGAAGTTTTGGCAATTAGTTAAACACACACTGAAAAATGAGCATGGATGGGTACTGCAAGCTATTGGACTAGCAGCAGGTCTATTCGGCTCATCTTCGGCGGCAAAAGCCCAAAGAGAGGCCGCAGCGAAACAGGCAGCGATTAGTGCAACACTGATGAATTGGGGTAGTACGTTCCTGCAAGGCGGTCAGAAAGCAATGGGTATGCTTCAGGGACTTGCTAATCTTCAAAAGTCAAGAATAGGGCAGCAGAACCCCTACCTAAAAGAAGGATACGAACAGGGTGTAAGCGGGGTCAACCAGGATAAAGCCAGGGCATTAGCAGGCAGCAAGCTGAGGTATGGCGCAACTGGCAATACAGGACGTGGGCGCGGTGAACAATTAAGAATTAATGAATCTGCTACTGATGCTAAAAATCAACTTGCGCTTGGCTATGGTCAAAGCCAGATGAACTACAAACTTGGCAATGAGGCTACTTATGCCGGGCTGTTAGGGCAGGTTGGCAGTTTTGCGGGAATCGGCGCGAACCTGGTAAGCGGCGGCGCAAACGCAGGCATGCAGTCCGCGCAGATGGAAGCAGAGGCCGGTAGCACGATGGCAAACGCATGGTCTGGATTCGGCGGTGCGATATTCGGCATGGGACAATCGAATGATTTGAATAAGCGGTTAGACGCGCAGAACACTTCATACCCTACTATGGGAGGAAATGATTTACCCCAAAACGGTGGATATACAGGCACGATGCCTTACAATCCTATCACATATAAAGACATCACCACAAACCCTTACAGTTTAAAATCCTGGGTTCCTGAAACGACCTTAAACCTATTTACAGGTGAATGGGAATACAAACCCAAAACAAACAACGCAGCACTTTCTTTAAGAGGTTATTAATATGGCAGACCCTATGCAGACATTCTTTCAAGCAAGTGATTCAGTCTTTAGTCAAAACCTTCAAGGTCAAAATGCTTTGATAAATAATCGCGAGAGGCTTAACAACGCCCTGCAACGGCAGAAGGAGTTTGCAGCCGAACAGCAAGCGCGTGACCAGGTTATGGCACTTCAACGCCTGAAAATACTCGATAAACAGTCTAATGACTTAGTTCAAGCCAAGCAGATTCGAGGCAATACGCAGGCACAGGCTAATCTGATAAAGGCTATAAATGACAACAATCAAATATTAGGACTACCCACAATAGCTGCATGGACAGACCCGATAGAAACCAAACTGCCCCAACTGCTTGCCGATGCACAGGCTAAGATGATGAGCGGTGCGACTTGGGAAGATTTGAGGCCGATGTTTTATTCTATCGCAGACGATGAGACGTGGAATAAGTTGTATTTGAAGATGTATTCAACTACTAAATTAGCGAGCGACATGCAGGAACAACCACAGGACATGAATCAACCTGAAGGGGTTAAGGATAGCAAGCAAGGCGCGACAGAAGGTGGGCCGCAAATTAAGCCTCAAGTTACTTCTGTATTCGACGAGCCGATAGAGAGGCCGGGCAATTTCGATCAATTCATGCAGCACTTTGAAAAGACTTATCATGTGCCTCGTGGTGGTAATTGGGAAGAATCAGTTAAACAGATACGGCTTAGTGGACTAATGCCTGAAGCAAAGGCAAAGTTAGCTTCAAAGAATCAGTATCTTGTTGAGATAGGCGCAAATACCCCTGAATTCTGGGAACAAGACAGACGACTAGAGAATGCGAAGTTGTTAGACCAGTTTATGCCTGATATACGAGCATCAGTAAGCCAGATGTCGAAAGCAACCCCAAAGCAGAGAGCGCAAGCTATTACTAAAATGCTATCTACAATAGGCATTCAATTCGCTGATTCTAATGATATGGAAGATTACGTAAAACTTCTTGACCCGTTTACGTGGAACGAGAAGGATGCTTCAGATAGAGGATGGAAGGGATTATCAATTCGTGAACTTGACCAGAAGGCCAAAGAAGCACAGAATAAAGCTGAGAATACCATTAGACAATTCAGCGCAAACACAGCTAGAATCAGAGCCACTAATGATGCCAATAAGAAAAAGCAGGCAGCGAGTGAGCCTAGATTTGTAGCCCAAATATCTACGATGGGTAGAGAGATTATCAATCTTGAATCGTTAGCTCGTGGTTATAAAGACTTGCTCAAAAAGGGATTGAACGATGAAGGCAAGAAGCTGTCTGATAATGAAAAGGCGTTATATCAGACTAAGGTTGATGGACTTGTTAGGAAGTCCGAAGACATGAAGAAGTTATTCAGGTCTACGTTCGGCTATGGAATCAATGAAGCACAGGCACAGGCCGGAGCATCTTCAGGTAAACTTGACGGACTTGCACAGAAACATGGACTTAAACAGGCTGTTGCCAAAGCAAGGCAAGCAGGCGCAACTGATGAACAGATTTACAATGAATTAGCAGCCAAAGGATACAGATAAATGTACATCCCTGGTATATCCGACTTACCCGATATTAAACCCAAAGCGCAAAAGGTAGGCGATACCATTGCCGATATGCGGATTGTAGCCTCTAAGTCTAACGACCCAATTCACTTCGGCTTTCATAAGGGCGAAGGTGTTTATGACATAACGGCGCATGAGGCTATTCAGAAGCACGGCTCTATGGGAATGGCAGCACAGGAATTAGTTAAACAGGGTTATGTTGTAGCCGTGCGCTACAAAGGGCAGAGAAACATTCAGTCCGACCACTTGCATTTTGTTGACCCAAACCTCAATCCCACAGAAGCCGCCCGTATAAAACAACAGAAGGGCGTGCTTTGGCAAAAATCTTCTGCCGATAAGCAGGCGCGAATGGCAGAGCTTAAAAAGGCACAGAATGAGCCAGTAGGTACACGAATAGGCGCATATACTCTAGGCGTACCTCAGAACATTCCCGCGCCTGGCGTAAGACCTGTTTCAGAACAACCAAGAACATTACCGCCTTCAATGGTTGGCGGTCGAGGCGTTTTGTATGGAACGCCTATACAATTAGATGAATTCAAAGAGCCTCCTGCTGTTACATACGGCAAGAACGTTGTTACTTCAGTTGGTCAAACGGCAGTAGATTTTGTGAAGGGTGGCGCAGCGTTCGGATTCCAAGCGGCGGCAACTGGCTTAAAGGCCGCACTGAATGTTGCAGGTGTTAAAGACGAAAAAGGTAAGAAGGTCGGATTCGGCGATATTCTTTGGAGCATGAGAGATGAGGACGTTCAGAAGGATTGGGAAATAATCAACTCCATGCCCGAAGGCACACGCAAGAAAATCACAACCGAGCTTCAATTATTTGTCGATTCACTTACTGAGCCTTTGACGATTGAACAGGGCAAACAGATGCTTCATGCGATTGGCGAAGGTGTTTATACCGCGCCTGAACAGTTCAAAACTGGCAATATCAAGCCGCTCCTATCTTCAGTTGGAATAGCGTTAGCAGTGGGCGCGGGTGCAGCACACGGCGCGGGGAAACTAGGCATATTGAAAAAGCCGACGATCATTCCTGCTGAAATAGCTCGTCCTGAATTAACACAAGCAAGAGGAATAGTTGCTGGTCGTGGTAGGTTAGGTGTAATGGCAGAGAAGCCCTCCAACTTGACATCAAGTAGCAAAACACCTAAAGAAATTATACCTATCGAAGCACAACGTCCAGTAGAACCAGTTATTAAGCAATCCTTACAAGTTGAACCATCCGGGAAAACCGGACAGTTGAAGCCAAGTAGCAAAACAGCTAAGAAAACTAGCCCAATAGAAGCGGAAGGTCAAGTAGGCAAAGATGCAACAAGTCTATTGAATCAAGCGCAAAACCAAATATCAAATCTTGATGCGGATACCACAATTAAAATAGCTACTACAATAGCAAAAATGAATGGTCATAGTGAAATTGGAATCGCGGACATGGCTGAGGCATTGGGATATGCCAGTAGAACTGGTAAGGGTTTTGATATATTAAATGAATCATGGAAATTGACTAAAGGAAAATATGGCTTAGAGCATGAAGCGGCAATAAAAGCTCGGACAAATGAATTAATTAAACAGGGGATGAACGGTAGGGAGGCATCTGATATTGCTGAAAAGGAATTGGGTGCTTATTGGCAAGGCAGGGCGTCAGAGGTAAGGCAACAAACTATTAAAGACTACCCCGACCTACAAGCCAAGTACGCTACTCCAACCGTCAAGGAAAACTTGACACCTGACCAAATTTCCCAAGTGGGGAAAAAGGTTAACCCAACAGAATTGGAAGCGATAAAACTTGGAAGCAAGCCCGCCTTATTATTAAAGCGATTCAAAAGATATATTGGAGTAATGAAACCCGAATATGCCAAAATATTTAAAGACGGAATTCTTGATTTTGAAAACAAACGGTTTGTCAGTAAAGATGGTAACTATGAGTTAGTTTGGAATGTAAGAGAAAGACCAAGCTCACCAATATCCTATAACAATCAACAAACTAGTGAGGGAAGCGTTTTTCTTCGCAGAACTCAACCTCTTCAACCAAATAAGGCTGTTTCACCGGTTAGTGAAAAGCCCGCTAAGACTGAAAGTGTGACAAAAGGTCACGAGTTGGGCGAAATCAAGAGTGCTGAGGTTAAGCTAAGTGCGAATGAAGCCAAGCGCCAAGAGATTAGAGCGAAAAGGGCTGAACGACTAGCAAAGGAAGAAGCAAGCTTACCTGAAGCCGCAAAGAGCAAAAAGTCACAGGCTGGCTATTCAAGGAAGTTCACTAAAGAGGACTTTCAGGATGCTATCGAGATTGGCAAGACGTATATTGACGATGGTATTATTAAAATTGAAGAGTTCGGCAAGAAGATGGTTGATGAGTTTGGTGAGGCGATTAAGCCATATATTAAGAAGGTGTATGACACTGCTAATCAACAATCAAATATCGTTTCGATCAAAAATAAGACAATGAGCGAAAAGGCCGCTGAGATGGGATTACCCGGCATACCAAAACCCAAGAAAATAACAGCGCAAGAGAGAATGCAGGTCGCGGCTAAGAAAAAGATGTTCGGACGTGTAACTGGCACAAAGTTGGTTGATGAGCTTGAAGGGTCGATGCGTCCGCTTGACCAATACGAAAACTCAATTTTACTAGACCATGTAAAAACTCTTGAGGCAAAGTTAACTGAAGCGCGAAACAAGCATGGAAACGATTCGCCACAAGTTAAAGAGGCTGAAACACAGTGGGATAGAGCAAGACGAATAGCGAAGGCTACGGGCACAGAACAAGCTCGTGCGCTTCAATCGCGTGCTACTATTGAAGCACCGGAAACAATTGAACAGTGGCTTCAACAGGGCAGAGAAAACAGGGGAGATAAGTTTACGCCAGATGCACGCAATAAGGTTATTACCATACACGAAAAGCTACAGAAGGGATTAGCAGTAGAAGCTAAGTTAGATGCGCGAAATAGAGTGCCGGAAGTGACAGAACATGCTGTGCGTTCAAGCGGATGGGGTAAGTCGAATACATTATTTAAATTTGAAAAGCTTCAGGCAATGCGTGCTGAGAATATGAGATTGATGTCACGACCTATGGCTGGCCTCGATCCTACTTTACTGAAGAATTTAGGATTTGAAATAGGCTACCATGCTGAAGCCGCCGCTCGTGAAGGATACAGGCTTACTTATAATATGGCTCGAACCCTTATGAGAAGGACTTATGGTAAACGGCTAAACGAAAAGGCAATGAAAGAGGCTTGGGACGCTGCTGACGTTGAGGGGATTAACGAACAAATTAAACCCGAAGATGTAATGAAAGCTCGTCAAGCAAAATATTTAAAAGGTCAAAAAACCAGAGGCGAAAACATACAGGCACAAGTAGACGCTGGAATCACTAAACCCAATAAAATGCCTATTAAGTGGACAAATAAAATGGTAAAAGTCCACAATGAAAATGTAAAGTTGAGATATAAGCTTGAGGCGATTACAAATCCCGATAAGTCGTTAGGCGCAAAGGTTGCCGATGTAGTTATGTTCATCCCTAATGCTTTTACGGGCGCATTTGCTGGATGGGATGATAGCATTTTGGGTAGGCAAGGTTGGAATGTATTATTCACAGATAAAAAGGTGTGGGTAAAAGCTGCAAATAAAAGTTTAAAGGCTTTGTTCTCTGAGGCTGAAGCAAGGACATTCGACTCTGCTATTACCGAACATCCTGAATTTGCATATGTTCATAAAACCATGAAAGTGCGATATGAACCCTGGGAAGAATTCTCTATGACTGGAGCTACCGAAGAATCAATTCGGTATATGAAAACGCTCGAAGATGTTCCCGTTATCGGCAAGGCTATGCGTCCGTTTGTTAGGGCATTCACCACTGGCGCAAATTATATGAGACATCAATTAGCTTATGACCTAATTGATATTCGTAAAGGACTAGGCAAAGAGCTTACTGATACGATGGCTCGTGAATACGGAAGGGATATTAACATAATATCTAAATACGGTGAATTGGGTGCGGTTGAAAATGTTGCACCGGCCTTCAGAGCAATATTTATTTCCGTTAGAAAGCTCGCAGCCGATGTTCAAGGCATATCCGATATATTTGGATTAGGAATAACCACCAAAGGCAAAAGCAGGCCGTTGGAGATACGAGTTAAACGGCTTAAAATGTACGCAAAAATGGCTGGCGTAATTACTGGATTGGGGTTAATGGTTAATAATTCTAAGGCTGGCAAAGAAGGAAAAATCGAAGTAAAGCTGGACAACCCCGACGATCCTGATTGGCTTCAGCTAAGAATTGGCAATACACGCTATCCATTAACGGCGGGAGAAGCACAAGTCCTTAGAATGATATGGAGAATGGGCGAAGGAGTATACGATTACAGCCGTTGGGGTGATGCTAAATATGGCACACCTAAAGCGCATGATGCTGTTATTAATTTTCTTGATAGACGAATTGCGCCCGGCCTTAATTATGTAGCACGAATGATTCAGGGAAAGGATTTTGTTGGCAGGGAACAATCAACAAAAGAAATAACCAAAGATTTCTTCAAACCCTGGATTTATAACGATATTCAAGAGGCGTGGAGAGAAGAGGGCAAAACGATGGCGATTTTTGCTGCTATTGCTTCATTCTTCGGCAAGTCGCCGACATCGTATACAAAGGAAGCAAAAACCAAAAAGAAATCCACTGACCTTTACGGCAGCGAACTTTACGCACCGTCAAAAGGTGACAAGTTGTATGGTGATAAGTTGTATGAGTAAATGATTGACAACTAAATTCTAGGTATCGGATTGATAATCGTCAAACCTAACTTTTTAATTGTAAAAGAGATAATTTCTCTTGGCATTCTGATATATAGACAATTACCCGGCTTATGAGTCGGCTTCACAGGAGGCGAAATTCTTTTTCTTCCATCAATAACCAATGACTTCATCGAAACCTCCATTATTTTTCGTTTTCGTTCTGCACAACTTTCAAAACCACTGCCTTGACTGCTTGTACAAGTTTACGCTTGATTTTTGCTCCTTTCATTAACCGAATACAAACCTCTCCCACACCTTCAATTTCAATTACCTGTTCATCACTATAATAACCAGCCGCCGTTTTCAACTCCTCATAGTCAAGATTCATTCCTTCTGCAATCTTAAACAGAATCGCTTCAGACGGCACACGGCCATAGCACATCATTAAATGAATATAAGCCTGAGTAACGCCGGTTTTTGAGGCTATGTAGTGGCCTGAACAATCCCCGCATTTTTCTTTCAGATAAGCCGATAACCTCTCTGATTTTATAGTAACCTTTGCCATTTTCAACCCTTCTAACTGTGATTTTTTGTGTTAACGAAGTTTCATTAAAATATTATTTACTCGTCACACAATTTCCTTGACAATAAAAAAATTATTGTTATACTGAGATTGGAAGGAAAATTAAGGTTACGTCGCATAATATATCATATGTCATCTTATGTTAACTAACCCCTGATTTTCCTCCTTAAAACTAACTAATTTAATTCAACTACTTATTGTTTATTTTGTCAACCTGTCAAAAATGCCTGTTTTTATGAGGAGAATAAATGATGAAAAACCATCAAACCACGACATTGAACGAGATTTTGAAGCACAGCCCGTGCGGGATTGGGGATGAAACCGAAGGATTCGGCAAATTCCTCAAATACCTGGGGAAAACCCAAGCTGACGATGAGCCGGTAACACTCCTGCAAATCTTGGACAGCAACGGATTGGACGACTGTTTGTGGGCGTTCAGGGCATGTGACTATGAAAAATGGATGAGCGAACTCGCCTGCGATTATGCGGAACATGTGTTGCACATCTACGAAACCCGGAAACCCGGCGATACCCGCGTCCGCGACTGCATCGAAACAACCAGGAAATACCTGCGTGGCGAAGCGTCTCTCAATGAGATGAGGGCTGCTGCTAGGAGTGCTTGGAGTGCTGAGAGTGCTGCTGAGAGTGCTTGGAGTGCTGCTAGGAGTGCTTGGAGTGCTGAGAGTGCTAGGAGTGCTGCTTGGAGTGCTGCTTGGAGTGCTGAACGCAAATGGCAGGAAGCTAAATTGAAAGAATATTTGGAGGATAAATGAAGGGTAAACAT